GGCGCAACATCGGTGTAACGAATGATCTGGGTAACCGCGTTGTCGGCCGTCGCGTAGTTCGCTTTGGCGATGCGCTCGATGATCCAGCCGTCTGGGTCGGCCCCGGCCAGGCCGGTGAAGCCGTTGACGTAGTAACCAATTCTGTAAAAGTAGTCCGCCTCTGCGCCGATAACTGTTGCGCCCAGCACGAATTGGTTCAGGGCGGCGTTCTGCGTACTGGTGACGCCGTTGCGAGTCGCGACCCGGCAAGGGAAAACCTTGCCACGGTTAATCGTCAGGCTATCCGCCAGCGAAGAAAGAACTGACGAAATTTCAACCGCCACCCCGGCATCATTACGGTATCGAGTCTCAAACAGGTCCCCGGTCGCAGGCACGGTGAAAAACCTGTTGTTGGTCCCGGTTCCGCTAGTCGCAGCCAAGCCGTCCGCGACCGTAGCGTAGGTTCCCATACTCGCCAAGAACTGGGCATAGATCTTTTTCAGCGTCGGCTTGGTTATGCCGTTGATGACTACAGTGTCATCGTTCGACAGGAACAGCGCGTTTGCATTTGCTACAAGCTGCTGGAACAGCTGCAGGGATTCTGCGCCGGTCATATGTTTCCTCTCATATCCCGGTAGCCGGGTGGTGTTGAATCAAGCGGGTGGCGACTGGTCGTCGTAGGTATAAACACGGGCGTCGTAGGGCATGCCCTTCATGGCGACGTTGCCGCTTGCGGGGTCTGAGCTGGTGATCAGGGTCGGATACGCCCACCTGGCAGCCGGGCCGAACAGGATGTGCGGCGGCTCAAGCGGGCCGTCGACCACCGGCGTGAAGTCGAGCGCGTCGACCCTGGCGGTGTACTGGTCGACCTGCGTCGCCGTGAACGGTCCAGATAGCGTGCCATCCAGCTTGCGCACGCCTATCAGGTGCTCGCCGCCCGCGCTGAAGTCCAGCGGCTCCGAGGACTGCAGCAGGGTTCCGGATCCCGTGACAGCGAAGCCCAGCAGGATCGCGCTCTGGCACCGCTTCGGCGCGTCATCCGCGACGGCTGCAAAGCTCAGGTAGCCGCTGTTACTACCATCCATCTCGGTTTCCCAGGTGTAGATGTCGGTGCGGAACTTCTGGTGGCCGCGCCGGCGCATGCCGATACGCCAGGCCCTTGTCCTGTCACTGATGCCGGGCATCTTGATCTTCTCAACCTTAGTGCCCAGGTCACCTGGCCAGCGGCACTCGACCGTCTCCCACGCCCAGGTGATGCGCGAGAAGTACTCCACATCCACGCCATCGAAGTCGTTGATCGAGGGCATGGCGCCGCTGATCTTCAGCATCTTGGTCATGTTCTGTGGCGAGTAGGTCTGCGTCTTCGGGCCGTAGGTCACGTCGAACGCGGCCCGTGCATTGTCGCGAACCGGGCGCAACAGGCCCCGGAAGGTCACCAGCTCACCGAAGCTGCACGCCAGCGCGTTGTTGATCATGTCCTTGACCGTGATCGTCGCATCCAGGGTCTCATCGTACGTGTCGCCACGGGCCACGCAGATCTCATGGAAGGCCTGCCACTCGGGTAGGTCCAGGTCATCATCCGTGTACCCGCGCTGCTTCAGCTGGTAGATGCAGTACGGCACGATGTCGCGGCTTGGCCCGGTACCGCCCTCCATCAGCGGCAGGATGCGGGTTGCCTCGACGCTTACCTGGCTCTCCGACTGAGCAGAAAGCCGGTCACCGCCACGAATGTTGCATGTCATGACCGTCAGGCCGGGGTAACTGGTGGGCGAGTTCTGCATACGCCCGCGCAGGTCCGTCCAGGTGGCGTCATCCCGTGCTTCGTCGTTGATCCGGCCAGGTCGGTCCACATACTGCTTACGGATACGGGCCTCGGCTCGCATCGCGTATGGCAGCGACACGCGCTCGGTGAAGCCCTGGGCATCGAGCGAACCACCCGCGTTCATGTACTGAAGCGGCGTCCACGCCCCGGCCACGTCCATGTCGCGGTACTCGAACAGGTAGTAGGTCGGAATCTCGTAGATTTGCCCTTCCCGGCCGATACCGGCCAAGCCGTTGGCGTAGGTGACCGTCCACTCCAGTTCTGTGACCTTTTCGTTTTCCGGGCAGCAGGCGAATGGCCCACGGTATCCGCCCTGCAGGTTCGAAGCGTCCAGCGTGATCAGACCGTTGACGGTCTGCATGGCGTTGAATCCAGGCCAGCCGGCATCGGTCGACCCGGATGAGGTCAGTCGTTCCACCTCGAGCAGGCTCGTGCTGAATGCCGTGATCCGGTACCGCAGCCCGCGCGGGCCGATGGTGGCAAGGCCCTGCCCCAGCTCGAGACCAACCACTGGCGAACCGCCGTCATAGTCCAGCGTCATTTCTGCCGGTTGCTCAGGAATGGCGCTGGTGGTGGCCGTACCCGTGACACCCACTGGCGAGGCGCCCAGGATGGTGGTCGCGCCAGTTGCGGTGAGAGCCTGGCCGGCGAACGGTGTCACGTCGACGATACGCAGGACACTGCCGCTCACTTGTGCCTGGAACGGCTTGCCGCTGAACTGCGTATTGAGCGCTGACACAAGCCCAGCCAGGTTGGTGGTCGCGGTGTTCAGTGTTATCGGGTAGCTGGTTGCGCCACGGAACAGGGTGAAGCTCAGCGGTGTGACGTTGAAGTCGTAACGGCTGGGAGCGGCTGAACCGGTGAGCGTCGATGCTGTTCCGGGGTTGGCTGGCACTGCTGGCGTGTATGGCGTGTAGCTGTGCACCACGTACAGGCCCGCGTTCGCTCCAGCCACCTCGATCAGCATGCCGGCTGTGGGGTTCAGCATTTCCAGCGGCCCGCGCACGATGTCGCGCCCTGCACCGCCGTCAATTACGGTGTAGGTGTAGGGGGCGAGCACGCGAACGATGATCCCGTTCGACCAGTCAGCGGGGAACTGGCCGGATCCGGCCGGCACGCTGATGGTATCGCCAACGAACTGGTAGGCCGATGCGGTCGCCGATCTTGTCAGGTCGGTGGCCATGGTCAGTTCCAGGCCAGCAGAGCCGCTGGAACTTGCCCCGACCTCAGGCACGTTGAACCAGTTGATGTGCGCTGGATCTCCAGAAAGATCAGCGCCTGGCGGGTAGATCGTGAACGTCGCATCGGCGCCCAGGGAGATCAGAGGGGTTTCGCCCACCTTCACCTTGGCCAGCGGAATGTTGTACTCGCCTTCGCCGATGTACAGCAGCATCTCCACGCGCTGGTCGCGCGCCGCAATGTGCGCCCGGCGAGGCTGGGCCAGATACGATCCGTACACTCGCTGGTGGCCGGCAATCTGCCGCACAGGGTCTCCCAGTTTGACCTTGTTACCCTTGGCGCTGGCATCCATCAGCGGGTCGCCCTGCTGGGTGCCGGCGCTGGATGGCATGCCAGGCATCTTTGGCATGATCGCCTTGAGCACGGCCTTGGCGCCCTTGAATAGGGCGAAGGTGATTGAGAAAGGGTCGGTGCCTTTCGGCTCGCGGTAGATCTGGAGCAGGTCAGACGGCTTGAACTTCACCTTGTGCCACAGGTGCTGCTCGATCACCTCATCGTTGAGGACAACGCTGATCGGCGGGCTTTCCCGGCGCTCATACGACGGAGCCAGGGCCTCCAGCCATTCCTCGATCGACATGCGGCGGTCGGTCTTCCAGGTGCCGAGCGGCGCTGTATCACTCAGCTTGTTCGGGTAGAACTCGACGGTCACGGTAATACACCACCTTGGGTTGAGCGGCTTCGAACTCGCCGGTTGTCCGGAGGCAGGCGCCCCCGGGGTTTGTGTCCAGCACCTTCAGGCGCCCTTCGCTCTCGACTACGACGCCGACATGCAGGCACAGCGCGCCGCGGAATACGGCGGCGATAGCGCCAGGCTCCGGGGCGCACTCCTCCATGCCATGACGAAGGTCGTGGTAGGCGGCAGTGTTGGCCCTGAGCTTGTCCTTGCCCACGGCGCCAAGGCTGGGCAGAAGCGGCAGGCCGAACACCTGATGGCGCACCGCGATGCACAAGCCCCAGCAATCGAAGGCAATAGGCCCCCGTGCACCCTCGCGATACGGGGCGCGCATGAATTTCTCGATCATGGTTAGATGTACTTCAGGCCAGGCGCCAGAGAGGTGGTCAGGACGGTGCGCAGACCGTTGGTGTTGAGGAGGTCGAAGAAACCGGCGGTGAGCTTGGCCACGTCGTCCTCATATTCCCGGCTGAGCAGCGTCATTCGGTACCGCTCGCTCGGGAATGACAGATCCTCGGCCAGGTAACGCCGGAAGGTGATGATGAAGCGCTTGTCAGCCGCTTTGGCCGCCTCCACGACCTCCTGGACCTCGCCGGTCACGTTGTCCAGGCCAAGGACCAGGTTCTGAAACGCGCTGTTGTCGTTCTTGGGCAGGGCCAGGTCCATAGCCATCGCGATGAAAGTCAGCGTGCGGCCGTCCTCGGTGGTGCACACCCGATCTTCCCACCCAGAGCAGTACAGGTGGGAGACCGTGCCACCCTCCTCCCGCGCCTCGATGGTGTCGACCAGCTCCCCGCGGCCTGATGCATAGCACTCTTCGATCAGGCTCATCCGAAGTACCTCGTGTACCACTTGTCCAGGCTGCCAGAGAGCTGGGTGTTGAACTGGTCGAGCGGCATGCCGACCGACACGCCGATGTACTGGTCTTCAGTCAGAACAGGGCGGATCTTGAACTCCAGGTCGGCTGAGAAACGCCAGCGTTTGATCTGCGCAAGCTCGCCGCCGGTGTACATGCCCTTGAAGTGCACCTGATGCACCTGCATACCCAGAGGGGTCTGTAGCGGCATCTCAAACCAGTCAAAGCCCAGGTTAATGGCCCAGGTGTGCCAGCCCTCGAACTGTGCCGCCTCTTCCGCACTGAAATTGAAGGTGAACCGTGCGGATGTCGGCGGCTTCCTTGTCCTGATCCGGTACCGCGTCCGCCCGGTAACCATTGGCGTGGCCCGCATCGGATCAACCGTGCTCAAGCCATACCCCTCCTGCAGAGGAAGTGGCAATTCTGCCGGGTATTGAATCATTGCCATTCCTCGTTAGGTGCCTTGTCGGCGGACCGGGTATGCACCCTCGTACGCATCCACGACTTGCCCGTAGCCAGAAGAGAACTGGCTGGCCACTTCCTCGACAGCCGCCTTTACTATCACGTCGATATCGCCGTTCGAGCGCTGGCGGGTTTCGACCTGGCTGTTGGTGTAGTTGTGGATGTTGATGCTTTGCTGGATGCCAGAAGCACTGGTGGTGCCTGACTGGCTGCCGGATCCGCCGTACATGCGCACCGCGGTGATCGGCGTGACGTTGCCGGTGCGCAGACCTTCTACCGCAGATACGCCGCCGAAACGCCGGATATCAGCCTGCGACCAGACCACTTCACCCTTGTGCACCACGCCAGCCGGCTCGTACTTGCCGCCCGCGCCGGTGTAGCCGCCTTCGGAGAAGCCCTTGAGCAGCGCATAGGCCGCGACCAATGCAGTGCCGCCCACAACAGCCGCAGCGCCGAACGTACCGATGGATGCAACGAGTGCTGCCGGAGCCCAGGAGGCCAGCGTTTCGGCTGCGGCCGCCAGGTTGGCGGTCAAAACGGTGCCGATGGTCGTGGTCACCGCGTCCGTCGTCAGCTTGGCGGTCGTCTTGACCCCCTCCGCTGCCACCGTCTGCGTGGCTTCCGTCTGGATTCCCGCAAGCTTCAGGGCCTGCATGACCAGGAACCGCGCCGTGATGTCAGCGAATGCACTGAGCATCGAGTTGGCGATGGTGCCCGCCAAGTTGCCGAAGGCATCGCCCAGGCTTTCCGTTCCTTTGATGATCCCCTGGATGCTGCCGGAGATGGACGACGTGGTGTCGCCAAGAATCGACTCGGTAGCCGAGCGGGCCTGCTCGTTGTAGTTGGTGGCGATGTCGACATAGTTCTGCCAAGACTCCGACACGCCGATCAGCCACTCGCCACGCATTGCATCCTGCGCTGCGTAGTAGTTCTGCTGATCAACCATGCGTGTGGCCAGTGCCGCACGCAGGGCCTCGGTCTCGCCCTTGTAGAGGTCTGTGTCCTCGGACGTCGGGTTCTTGATCTGGTTATAGTCGCGGGTCAGCTTATCCAGTTGCTTCTGATAGTCCTGACGGATCTTCAGATCTTCCTGGAGGCGCCGGCGCAACCGATCGCTCTGCCCGGCCCCAGCCAGTTCAACCTCTTGACCCTCGCGCGAAAGCTCAAGCTGCGACTGCAGGTTCTCCCTGAAAGCCTTCAGCTTCGCCTCGTTTTCAAGCCGAGCCTGGGTCAGCTGGTTGGCCTTCTCCAGCTCAGCGTTCTGCTTCTGCTGGGCCAGATTCAGCTCAGCCATCGCAAGAACTTGCTTCTGCGACGTGGTGAGGGTCTTTTTCTCCTTGAGGTTGGCGATCTCGGTTTCGAGCTCGATCAACTTCTTGGCTTCAGTGCCGAGCCTTTGCGTCTGCTCGACCTCCCCCGCTATTACGCGGCTCTGCTGTTGCAGCACGGCGTAGCGCTGGCGGGCCTCGTCAAGCATGCGCTGGCCGGCGTCGTCACGAGCCGTCGGCGCCTTGGGGTCCTTGAACTGGTCGGAGATGTTCGCCTTCACCCTGGCCACAGTTTCTGGCGCGAGGCGAGAGTCATTCGGGTTGTTCTTCCGAATGACCTCAAGCGATTTTTCGTATTCCTTTAGGGCCTCTGTACGCTTCCTGGCGTTCGTCCAGGCTGACTTCTCAAGGGCGTCAACCTTGGCCATCGCATTTACAGTTCGCTCGTTCGCATCAGCTGCGTCCTTGTCGAGCTTGGCGATGTCATCTTGGGCGGCCTTCTTGTCCTTGAGGAACTGGAGTTCGTCCGTGTAGAACTCCACCATCTTGTCTTTGTCTTGGAAGAACCCCACGTCGCCGCGCTGGGCGCTTTCCAAATTGGCCTGAGCTTGTGCGATGTCTGCATCAATGTTGGGCCGGCCGATATCCTTCAGTCGGTCTGCGGCATTGGCTACCGCGTTATAGCCACGCTCCCAGAAACTCAGGTTTTCGATGATCTTGGGGGTGCGATTATTAATCGCATCAGCAAATGCATCTGTTGCCAGCTTGACCGCGTCCGCATGCCTGCCCTGCTGCTCAAGAGCAGTGATCTGGGCGTACACAGATGCCGTCAGGTAGTGATATTGCTTGTTGAGCGCCGCCGAGGCCTTGACCGGCTCATCCGCGAGTTTTGCGAACTCTGCCACCGTGTCAGATACGGCCTTTCCTGTGGCCACCTCCATTGACACCGCCGCCTGGGCGACCTGCTCGAAGCTTTCGCCAGCGATCTTCCCCCCACCAGCTATTTCAGCTAGTGCGGCAGCAGCCGCGCCAGTGGACCCCACCGTTGAACTGATTTGCCTGGCCATGCTGCCAAGCCGGTCGGCAGTGACGCCTGATGCGCTCCCCGTTAGGATGAGGGCGTTATTGAACCGGTCGGCCTCCTCCGATCCCTTGTAGAAGGCATAGCCAAGCGCTGCGGCGCTTGCCACCGCAACGCTAAGAGGCGTGATAAGGCCAAGGATGTATCCGCCCATGGCCCTGGCTGCATCGCCGATGCCTCCGAACGAGTCCTTGATCTGCGAGCCCTGCTGAAGGAAGACCGTCAGCGGAGCCTGCCCACCTTGCAGGCTGATGAAAATGTCAGAGAACTGAGCCGGCAGCATGCGAAGTGCGGCCGCGTTCTGCTTTGCGGTGTTCCCGGTGCGGTTGAGGCTTTCATCAAACCCTGTAAGTGCAGCCCGCGACTGGTCAATACGGGTTTTGTACGATGCGAAGGTATCGGCATCGAGATTACCAAGCTTGTTTTGCTGGGCCAACTTTCGCTCCTGCTCATCCAGCTTGTTCAACGCCCTGGTGGTGGGGTCAATGCTGGCAAGAAGGTCATCTAGGCTTTCAACCTGGCTGGAGGTCGCCGATTCCGCCTGCTTGGTGGCAGCCGTAACTTTCTGGGTTGACTCCGCCAGACGAGCCTGGCTCGACGACAGGACCATGTTGCCTGACAGCAGGCCCTGCTCAGCCTCCGAAAGGCCTGTCGCAACATTGGCGAGATTTCGCTGCTCCTGGGCCGCACGAACCGAAGCATCAGCAATCGCAAGGATCCGCGACCTAGCCTGTTCAGCGGTCTCGCCTACTTCAGCCTGCGCTCGGGAAACGCCTGAGAGTGACGCCAGGGACTCTTGGATCTTTCTGTTGTAGGCGTCATACGCTGCGCCATTGATCTGCCCTGATTCACGCGCCTGGGCCAGAGCTGTTTCTTGCGCCGCGAGGTCATTTAGTTTTTTGGTGAGCGGGTCAATCTTGCCCAGCAGGCTGTCGAGTTCTTTACGCTGATTCGCGGCCGCCTTTGCCGCGGTGTCTGCGCTTTTTGCGGCAGCGTCAGTCGAAGAGGATGCCTTGTCGTTGGCTGCCTGTACCTTTGCCAGGGACATCGCAAGGTTGGAGTAATCCCCGCCTGACTTCCTCAGGGTTGAGCTTGC